GAGGCTAGCGCTAAGGGTCTACGCGTATGGAGGAATAACGTAGGTGTGTTAATGGACGAGCGGGGCGTACCTGTCCGCTACGGCTTAGCTAATGATAGTAAGCAGATGAATACCCACATTAAAAGCTCCGACCTTATAGGTATACGTCCCGTACGTATCCAGCCCCACATGGTTGGTAGTGTTATAGGTCAATTCGTAGCACGTGAAGTTAAACGGGCGTCGTGGCGTTACACAGGTACCGCGAGAGAGTTGGCGCAACTGCGCTTTTTAGAGTTAGTCGTGTCGCTTGGTGGCGATGGGTCTTTTTGTAATAGTGAGGGTACATTATGAAAAAACTAACGACCTCGGAATTTATTAAAAAAGCCGTGGCCGTACACGGCGGTAAGTTCGACTACTCCAAAACCGTGTATGCTAATACGCGCACTAAAGTAGGAATTATATGCCGCGAGCATGGGTCATTCCAACAAACTCCCGGTAACCACCTAAGCGGCGTGGGTTGTATGCAGTGTGTGGTATCCGACAGGGCAGACAGTCAAAGATGCTCCCCCGAGGAATTTATTAAAAAAGCCATAACCATACACGGTGATAAGTATGACTACTCTAGAGTGATGTATAGTAATAATAAGACTAAAGTGGAGATATTGTGCCCCGAACACGGTCCATTTTTGCAAGCCCCCGGTAAACACTTAATCGGACGCGGGTGCTCGGGGTGTAGCGATAATGGATTCGACCCGGATAAATGTAAAACCGTTTACGTATTCTCATCGGACGATGGTATGTACATGAAGGTGGGTGTAACCAAAGATATAAGGGGACGCTCGCGCGCACTACGAAACTCCACTCCATTCCTCATTAATCACGTTTTAGACTTTGAGGTGGACGACGGCTACGTGGCGCTCGCTGTAGAAAAGGCGCTATTAACGTGGGGTGTTAGTTGCAATTTCACAGGGTTTAATGGTGCTACGGAATGGGTGCTTTATGACGAAAAGATACTATGTTTTATTAAAACTTATTTAGAGGGAGTTCATTATGATGATAGATAAAGGGTCGGGGTATATCTACCTAGCTGGACCGTATAGTCATCCAGACGCAGAGGTGCGACATGCCCGTTACCAAGCCCTTACCGCTAAGGCTGCGGAGCTTATGTTAGAGAATTATGTGGTATTTAGCCCTATTACGCACGGTCACGCTGTGGCGATGGGTCATAACTTACCGACCGACTTCGCTTGGTGGGAATTGCAGTGCCTCGGTATGCTGCGTCACGCTTCTAAGCTAGTAGTACTTACCCTCGACGGGTGGGAGCACTCAAAAGGCGTCGAGGTAGAAGTAGAGTTCGCTCGTAAGTCGGGTATTAGTATAGAGTATATACCCGCTATTGACATTTAAAACAATTTAGCGTATAATATCGGAACATAATAAGGAAATGATATGAATAAAGATAAGATAATAGAGGCCATGGTTAAGCTCAGAGCTACGCACGGGCTTATAAACTTAACGCGTAAAATGGTGTGTACGGAAGCGGGTATCCCCGACGGGTCATGGGAGCATATCATGGGACAGCCTTTTACTGAGTTTATAAACACTCTTGAGGCGGATACAGAGCTTCACGAAGTTAGTAAGAAACGTCTTAGTAAGGACGCTCGTAAAGACCACATCTTACGTGTGGCGCTAGTCGCGTCTAAAGAGTGCGGGTATACTAGCGTGACTCGTACGGTACTAGCGGGCAAGGCGAATGTGTCTATGAGTTTAATATCCCACTACTTCGGTACTATGGATCAGTTGAAGCGCTCAATTATGCGAGCGGCTATATCGCACGAGATACCAGAGATAGTAGCGCAAGGCCTCGCGATGGGCGATAAAAACGCGCAAAAAGCGCCCGCAGAGTTAAAAGCGCAGGCAGCTACTGCTCTGGTAAATATGTAATGAGATATATGGGTAGTAAGCGTAGAATCGCTAAACATATTCTCCCTATAATGCTCTACGATAGAAAACCCGGCCAGTTCTGGGTAGAGCCTTTCGTTGGCGGTGCCAATATGCTAGATAAAGTCGACGGGAATAGACTCGGTGCCGATTTTAATGAGTATTTAATAACACTGTATCACGGTTTACAAAATGGTTTCGTACCACCCGACTTTGTAAGTGAGGAATTTTTTAAATGGACCCGAGATAATCAAGCCGTCTGCCCTTTAACGGCGTTCATCGGTTTTGGGTGTTCTTATTCTGGTATATGGTTCGCTGGGTATGCTCGAAACGTTCGGAAAGATGCCCCTAACGCCGAGGAGCTAAATCGTACGACTAAGAGCTTTTGTAGACATTCAAAAAATGGTATAATGAAGCAACTCCCTAATATAATGGAAGTCGGGTTCTTACACTGTAGCTACGACGAGTTATATATACCACCTAATAGTAAAGTATACTGTGACCCTCCATACGAAGGTACTACAGGATACAAGGGCGCTGGTAATTCTTTTAATCATCCTAAATTCTGGCAGTGGTGCCGAGATAAAGTAGCGGAAGGCCATGAGGTTTATATCTCGGAGTATAATGCCCCTAGTGATTTTATCTGTCTTTGGGAGGGTACTCTAGCTAATGGTGTAAATGGTAAACAAGAAACAGAGAAACTATTTACGTATATACCCGGAGGTACGCTATGTTAGAATTACCTAAAGCGTTACAAGCACTAGCAGAATATCCACAGTTTATACTATGGACTACGGCGATACGTCACGGTAAGCTAGTTAAGTTACCTGTAGACTATCGTACGGCTTCTGTAGGAGACGCGCATAACCCAGACCTGTGGGTATCAGCAGACCAGGCGCTATCACTAGCAGCTCAATACGGAGACGAGTACGGTGTAGGCTTCGTATTTACAGTTAATGACCCGTTCTTTTTTATCGACTTAGATAAATGCCTTAACCCAGACGATACTACATGGTCTCCAGTAGCTATGGACGTTATGTCTAAGTTACCTGGCGCAGCTATAGAAGTATCACAGTCTGGAAGAGGTCTACATATATTCGGTAAAGGTATCTCTCCAGCCCATGGCTGTAAAAATATACCTCTAGGCTTAGAGATGTATACCGAAGGTCGTTTCGTTGCTTTAACGGGTACCAATGCAGTAGGCGACGCGTCGCTAGATATGTCCGCTTACTTACCGGCGCTAGTTGCTGGTTACTTCCCACTTAATGGTGGGACTACTGCCGGACCGATGGAATGGACGGAGGAACCTGTAGCAGAGTGGACCGCTCTTACAGACGAGGAGATTCTAACTAAAGCTATGGCCACACAGAGCGCGGGTGCCGTGTTCGGCGGTAAGTCTAACTTCCAGGCGCTATGGGAAGGCGACGAGGATTCACTATCAGCAGCGTACCCAGACCTAGAGAGCGGCCGCTCGTATGACGCCTCGAGTGTCGACGCTGCGCTGGCTCAGCATTTAGCGTTCTGGACGGGTAAGAACTGCGAGCACATTTTAAAGCTCATGAAGGAATCGGGTCTCGTTAGAGATAAGTGGGACCGCGAGGATTACCTGGTGCGTACCATTACTAGAGCAGTATCCCTCCAGGAAGGTGTATACTCTATCGTTAAGGTGGATACTACCATCCCCGACTCACATGGAGCGTGTAAGTTACGTGGCTCAGAGGCGCAGAGAGAATTTGCTAATAGTGTGAGAGCACAAAAGATGGCCGAGTGTATATCTGACAGCGAGATGTGCTCTAAGTTGGCTAAGATTCCAGCAGCTAAGACGTGGCTAGATAACCAAGAGAAGACCGGCGCGGAAATAGCGTCTATGGTTACTCAAGTGTCCGAGGCTAGTAACCCGCTAGGATGTGCTATGAGTGGTCCTACTCTAGTTAACGGGTATCAGTATCTAGGCGCTACGCAACAAATAGAATACTTCACGGGATGTGTATATATCCAAGATATACATCGTATTTTCACTCCTAACGGAGCGTTACTTAAATCGGAACAGTTTAATGCTGTATACGGTGGGTACAGCTTCCAGCTAGACGAGGGTGGAGATAAGGTCACACGTAAAGCGTGGGAAGCATTTACGGAGTCTCAGATTATACGATACCCGAAGGCGGTAGACATGTGTTTCCGTCCGGACTTAAAACCGGGCGCGCTCATCGAACACGAGGGGCGTGTACTGGTCAATACTTATATACCGGTAGAGACGCAGAGTATGGAGGGGGATGTAACACCGTTCCTCACACATTTAGCTAAGTTACTACCCGTCCAAGGTGATAGAGATATAATGCTGGCATATATGTCCGCGTGCGTACAGCATAAAGGCGTTAAGTTCCAGTGGGCCCCACTTATACAAGGTACCGAGGGTAACGGTAAGACGTTACTAACTCGCTGCGTGGCCTTCGCTATCGGTGAGAAATACACACATTTTCCACCAGCTACAGAGATGGCGGAGAAGTTTAACGCCTGGCTATTTACCTCTTTATTTATAGGTGTAGAGGATGTATATGTACCGGACCATAAGAAGGAGATTCTAGAAGTTCTTAAGCCTATGATAACTAATGATAGACTAGCTAAGAGAGCTATGAATCAAGACCCCTCGACACATTCAGTTTGCGCTAATTTTATGTTAAACAGTAACCATAAAGATGCTATACGTAAGACTGAGAATGATAGACGCTTCGCTGTGTTCTACTCAGCGCAGCAAGAGCACGTGCATTTAACACGTGATGGTATGGAGGGTGATTACTTTCCTAAACTATATAAATGGCTTAGAGCGGAAGGGTACGCTATCATATCGAATTATCTGTCTACGTACCCTATACCGGAGGAACTTAACCCGGCAGGTAACTGCCATAGAGCACCGATAACGAGTAGTACGCACGAGGCTATCACTTCGTCTATGGGTGGTATCGAACAGGAGATTATAGAAGCTATAGAAGAGGGTCGTCCTGGCTTCGCTGGTGGTTGGATATCATCGGTAGCAGTTGAGAGACTACTTCAAGGGCTACGCGCGACGCGTGCAATCCCACATAATAAGCGTAGAGACCTACTTAAAGGACTAGGCTATGACTGGCACCCAGCACTAAATAACGGTCGCGTGAATAACGCTATACCTATGGACGACGGTAAGAAACCTAGATTATTTATTAAGATGGGACATGTTAATTGTAATATAGCGACCGCTGCGGATGTAGCTAAGACGTATCAAGATGACCAGGGCGCAGCCGCGGGAGCGGTAAGTACCGGTAACGCTTCAACTGTGTTCGCACCTCAGGTTACGGCTTAGCGGCCGTGCCTCAATCATAAGGAGATTAAAATGAAAGACCATAAAGAAACGAGAATAAAATTAAAAGCCGTGAATAGTAGTCAAGACATGGATTTTCTTATTCAAAAAGGAATAGTCGAAGGCGAGGAGGAGTACTACTTTACTCTATGTGGTAGTTACAATGGTAAAGAAGATATGCAAGTGGACTTCGACTGTCTAACACCCGACCAGTTCCGGGACTTTGTAGCTAAGTGCTATAAATTATTAAAGGAGTAAACCATGACGGGTACACACTGCCTAGAAAGGGTATGTCTTACGCTCGGATCCTTTGACGGCGTTAGTTGTGACTTTACTAAAAATACCCCGTTACCCTAATGTGCTATAATATAACTTACCTCATTAAGGAGCTTCCTATGGGACATTTATACGTTAAGGCCAGCGAGTATTTGACTTATAAGGCTAAGGAGGGTTAGGTCCGTGCAAGATTTAACACGAGTGTAAGGTGTGGGACTCTACGCCCCACTGTACCACAGTACGAAGACTACCAGGGCGATTATCAGCCCGGTAGCGTAATATTCTATCATTTTGTATCTGTCTGAGTTGGTCTTAAATCCCGAGAGTATCTCTCCTCAGAGCCACCCTTTAAATCCCACGTATACCCTATCCATTTAAAATCAGTAAAAACGTCTTTTAGTATTCCGAAGATTACCCCCTCTTTTATAGTGAATAACTCTACGTATACCTCTTCGTCCTCTGGCGTATTGTAAGTGTGCGTTACTCCCTCGTCGTCTGTCACGGTTAACATTCTATCTCCTTTATACGTTTATTCCAGAAGTCCTGGGCATTACTTATCGCAGTTATGAGCGCGCTATCCTTAACCATGTGGTCTTTATTATTCTCGACCGTTAGGTTATTATGTAGTAGCTCGAGGCGTATCTTAATGTATTTAACCTCTCCCGCTAGTACTCGTAATGACTCTACGCCGTAGAGCTCCTCCACAGCATACTTAATAGGGTGTACCAGTTCGCAGTCTTTTTTATAGACCTTATTACTGTGACCGTCAGAAGCTACGACCAGGTAACTGTCGCCCCAGTCTCGCAATAACTCGTACGTCTTGCCCCTCTTATCTAAATACCACATTAACGGATCCGTACAGCCCGTTATTATAATCTTACTCACTTTGTGCCTCCATAGCGTCTACTACCTCCCGGCGTATTGCAGAATCTAGCTTCACTAAAAAGCTCTTAGTCACTACCAGGCGCGCGTCCATCGGTAGGTCTCTAAATGGTGTGCCCGAGTATGACGCTTCGGTAGGCTCTACATCCTCCCAGCGCTCCAGGTCCTTACGGCTTGATGGTTTAAGGCCTCTGTTGTGGCACTCAGTCTTATAACTATTATATGCTTCTGTTGTCATGGTTTGCCTCCTCCGTATCTTGTGGCGCCTCGGCCGTCTCACATGGGACTAGACAATTCTCACATACTAGCCCCTCGGAGGACTCAATACAACTCTTTACACACCCACACTCGCTACACTCTCCGGTCTCTCTACTCATAATGTCTCCTTTATCTTAGGTAACATACTGTGCGCCTCTAGGATGTGTTCTAATGAGTACTTCTCCATGTGACTATTAAACTCTCGAGAGCTCGTGTCTTCTTTTGATATACTACACATATAATCGTAAATCTCTTGCACTTCTTTGCTTGGTTTAATAACCCTATAGCTGTACCCAGGTTCGTATCTGCGAAAGAACTCATTACCCGTGACTATAGTCACTAACTCGTCCACACTAGCATCGTGTACAGATAACACAGTCCCAGGGTCTGCTATAACCGCGTCGGCTACGTCTTCGTCCTCTATTAATATACGTCTGTAAGAGGTGCTAGATGGCCCTACTCCGCTAGTTACCTTCTCATATCCGCGGGTTAACGTCTGTCTATACCCTACGTACTTATCTCCGGTCTCTCTACTCATAATGTCTCCTTTATTTGCTTAAATTTATTCTCGGCTATCCCTAAGTTACCGAACTGTTCTACTGTACATACGCCGTTATCATTTAGGGCTACTACGTGGTCCTCAGCGTCTAATATCAGTGTTTTACCAGCTACCTCGTGTACCTCTGTAGCTGGTATAGCGAAGAACATAGTCCGCGTACAGTGCGTATATAGTGGATGTCCCACCACCTGTCTATACGAGCGTACGTAGTGTACCCACATGGTACATCCCCCCGCTTCCCATCTACGCTTAAGTTGGCGCACAGATTCTACGTCCTTGCCTAGGTACGCGGCTATCACTTTGTGACATACGTTTAAATCTTCTCTTTGGCTATTGTTATCCATTATTTAGCTCCTTATCCGCTAACGTGGTGGTACTACTCTCGATAGCTATAACTAAATCTCCGTGAGTACCGCATGCGTCTTTAGCCTCATGTTCCCCTAAATTAAAACCCGTATCAGACTCGGAGTAATAACTTACTTTTTGTAATTCTGAGATAACACCCTCGTCGATGTCCTTCTTAGATATGATTACCTGTACGTATGTATAGCAGTCTCCTATCGCTTCCGCGAAGATGACTACACCCTTAAATCTTGCTACTATTAGCTCTATGTCTACTTGCATTTTATATATCCTTAGTAAGGTAAATTACCTAATCCGTCTAGTATTAAATATACCACCGCCAGTACTCCCGCCACCAGGGCTATGTAGTGTCTCATGACTTACTCCCGATTATCTTATCTAATACGGCGTTCACTCGTTGCTGTCACTTCGTCTTTGGTTCTCTCTGCGGTTGTTTTAAGTTTACCGTACGAAGAGTACTTCCATTTAAAACCCCCTACCACCTTACTACTGTCCTCACACGCGGAGGATATTTGGTACGCGCTGACACCTGTCTCCCTACTCGCCGCAGATACCGACGGGTAGCGCTGTATAAAGAGTCCGCTAAGTGTATATCTCACCACGCCTCTCGGCTTACCTATCTTAGCCATGACCGTTATCCTTCTTAATTAAAGAAGCTAAGTAACCTTGTAATGTCATGCCTAACGCCTTAGCTTTATCTTTCGACATTTTGTGTATGTCGTCCTCGACTTTGATAATCTTCATCTTCCCGCTCCTTAGTTTGTGTTTCAAAAGTATAACAATAGTTAACTTAAAGTTATATTAAAGTTCTACGAGCTAGCCGATGGAGGGTATAAAGTTACTATTTATTGTACGCTGTAGCTAATACAGAGCAGCTCTAGCCCTTAGTTACTATACGCTAACATATTGTCAATAAATAGTAACTTTACCCACGCACTTCGATTTACCACCACATTGGAAGGGTTGAGGGTAAAGTTTTTACGAACAATAAGACACCCTACAAAGCCCCGCGCGGTCGGGGTTTGCTCTCTCAGGTATGAAGTGCCTTTACCCGAATACACCCCACGGTTACCCTTCGTGGAGATATGAGAGAGTATACGTGGCGCTATCGCTAGCGCTTGTAGCCGTAGCGCTACAGTACACTATATACTCTTTATATATTCTTTCTAATATAAAAGTAAGGGGTATAGAGGTAAAGGGCTCTAAAGTCCCTAGCGCTAGGAGTTTGCTCTACCTACCCACCCAGTTACCCTCCGCAGTGGTAGGGTGTATCACTAAAAGTGTGGTATTATATGGGAATTGGAAGAGGTGGTTATTATGTTTAAGATAGATACAAGTGACATAGCATTACTCGAGGGTGATTTGAAAAGGTTTGCTAGTAGAGCCTACCCGTTTGCGTCTAAGAATACCCTCAATACATCCGCGTTCACAGCACAAAAGAACTGGCGTGGTCATATAGGGGAGAAGCTTGTAACTCGTAACGCCTTCACTAAGCGGAGTATACAGGTGGAACAAACGCGAACATTGAATGTACGTCGTCAGGAGGCCGTAGTAGGCTCCACAGCCGATTATATGGAGAATCAGGAGTTCGGGGGCATTAAACATAAACGTGGCGCTGAGGGTGTAGCTATTGCGACGTCATACGCTTCCGGTGAGGGAGAGGGCGCAAGGCCACGTAAGAAGCTACCACGTAAGCCTAATAAGCTGGTAAATATACGGCTACAACGTAAGGGTAAGGTGCACGCGAGTCGTAAGCAGAAGAACCTCATAGCTATACAACAAGCGGCGGAGGGAGGCAATAAGTACGTATTCTTAGACTTAGGTAGGACGAAGGGTATATTCAAGGTTGTAGGAGGTAAGCGAAAGCCTAAGATTAAAATGGTCTATAGCTTCCGACAGCAAAGTGTGGTCATACCTAAGACGCCAACGCTAGCTCCAGCTATCGCAGAGACGGAGAAGCAGATGCCCGCTATCTATAAGAAATCGTTAGAGTTTCAGCTCGAGCGGCTGGGTCTGTTCAAATAGCGATACCCCGCTACAAAAAACAAAAGGTACTGCGGGGGCTTGCATTTTCCCGCTGTTTTGATTCGACCGCGCCCCCCTCGCACAAACTTTATTTTTTTTAACTTTTTTGTACCTAGCTTTTAACCTTAGCTTTTTTGTGGTATACTACGGTCATGAGTGCAAATTTAATACGTAAATCCGCCTTCGCGGACCTAGTGGGCGTTACGCCCGCGGCTGTAACTAAAGCGACCCGTGTGGGGGGAATCCTCCACGCAGCTATGCTCGGTAAGAAGTTAGACACTACACACCCGGCGGCGCTAGCGTACGCGGAGGAACATAAATCCGAGATAACTGTGTCAGTGGACGGTGGAGAACCGATACCCCTTGAAGAGTTTAACGACCAGATAGGAGTACCCCCAGTAATAAACCCGGCGTCTACCCCGCGTGGTCATGTAGCTAAGAACCAAGCCAAGAAGATGGGACAGTTCGAGGAAGGGTCTTTCACCGTTCCGGAGTATATCGGCGAGCTAGCGGATATGACACTGCGAGATTTAATTATGAAGTTTGGTACGGACGTTCGTTTCGTGGATTGGCTTAAAGCTACAAAAGAAATAGAGATGATTAATGAGAAGCGTTTAAAAAATGCCGAGTCAGAAGGTACCCTCGTTAGTCGACATCTCGTAAAGGTCGGGATACTAGAGCCTATAGACTCCGCGCACATCAAGTTACTTACGGACGGAGCGAAAACGATAGCCCGTAGAAGTGTGGCTTTACATGAATCAGGAAAAAACTTACTTGAGGTGGAGGAGTTCATAGTTGACCAGATATCCTCGTTTATAAGGCCCGTTAAGGCGAAAGTAGCTAGGGCGTTAAAAAATGTCTAAGATAGACAACGTCGGAGCTGAATGGGTCATCGAGCAGGTCGAATCCCTCACGGATAAAGTAGTACACGTTAAGCCCTCAACATTTAACGAGGAGAATAGGTACTTACCGGAGTCCGTTACTTCCATACCGGGGTACCTACGTTATGCAGTTAATCCTTTTATGCGAGAGATAGTGGACTGCGCGGATGTTAATAGCCCCGTACGAGAGGTAAATCTTAAAAAGGGCGTACAGATTACATACTCCACCATGTTAGAATCTGTGACCTTATACTTTGCGGCGCACGTTAAGACCCTCCCGATGATGTACATGACCGCAGACAAAGAACTAGCAAAGGCACGTATCGAGAATAACTACTTACCTATGTTCCAACAATCAGACCTGGGCGACATCGTTCGCTCAAGTGACGAGGGTAACACACGGAAGACCGGTAACACATCTAATCATTTACAATTTGCGGGCGGTGCGTATCTAGTACCCTTCGGAGCTATTAACGCTAATAAGATGCGGTCTTATTCTATAGCTGTCATGATGAAAGATGAGATAGACGCCTGGCCAGATACGGTTGGTAAAGACGGGGACCCCGATAAACTATCGGACGGTCGTCTTAAAGGGTACTGGGATAGACGTAAAATATTTAGAGGCTCTACACCGCTTATTAAAAGTAACTCCAAGATAGAGAAAGCATACTTAAGGGGAGACCAGCGGAAATATATGGTCAACTGTATAAAGTGTGATTATTCCCAAGAGCTACGATGGAAGACCACAGATAAAGAAACCGGATTAATAGGCGGTTTTAAGTGGGACCTAGAAGAGGGTACGCTAGACCTCGATTCTGTTCGTTACTGCTGCGCTAAGTGTGGTCATGACCATTACGAGTTCGATAAGGAACGTCTATTCTCTCCAGACCACGGAGCGCACTGGAAGCCTACCGCTAGACCCGCCGAGCCGGGTATACGGTCGTACCATCTGCCGGCTATGTATTCACCTATCGGGATGGCGCCTTGGTCGAGTTTAGTGTCTGATTACTTAGACGCATACGACGACGTAGGGCAGAAGGTCAAAGATATAGGTCTATATCAGGTATTTTATAACAATGTCCTGGCTGAACCTTTTGAGGTAATGGGCTCTAAGCTAAGATTCTCGAGTGTATCAGCACATCGTAGAGCTGTGTACCGATTAGGACAGATACCCAATAAACACGCGGAAGAGTTCGCGGGCTCTCCAATACTGTTCCTTACGTGTACAGTGGACGTACATAAGAACAACTTAGCGGTGGCTGTATTTGGATGGACGCGAGAAATGAGGTGTTACACGATAGACTACTGGAGATTTGAGGTTGAAAAAGATGAGGACGACTGTAACGAGATGAGTAGCCCAGTGTGGCAGCGACTACGGGAGCTAATAGAAGACGCGGAATACGTCGCCGACGACGGTAAAAAATATAAAATTATAGTCACGCTAGTTGATGCAGGTTACGCTAACGACACGGTGACCACATTCTGTGCGGATTATACCTCGGGGGTATACCCGATATTAGGTCGTGACAGACCAGGTAAAAATCAGACCATACGAGAGTTCTCCGAGTTCACTACACAGTCAGGAACTACCGGATACAAGATAGTCGTCGACCATTATAAAGACCGTATGGCTTCCGTACTTCGTAGAGAATGGAGCGAAGACATGGGAGAGCAAAAAGCGTACCATTTTAATGCACCTGTGGATATCACAGATAAGCAACTTAAAGAGTTAACTGTAGAGACCCGACGCGAGAAGGTAGACGAAAAGGGTAACTCGTCGTACGTATGGTACAGACCGGGTAACGCTAAGAATGAGCTATGGGATTTATACGGGTATGGTAACGCTTCGGTAGAGATTCTAGCGTGGAGTATTTGTATACAGCACTTTAAATTGGATAACGTAGACTGGGCACAATTTTGGAATTACGTAGAAAATAAGAAGCTTTATTTTGAAGATTAGACAAAAGTATGCTATACTATCGGTAAATTAATTTTTTATTGGAGGGTTTTCTATGGCGTGTTCTACATTTATGCAAGAAAGAATCACTAAAACTAAAACGCTCATCGTAGCGTATGAAGACGCCCTCCTAGCGTTAGCTACCGGCGGTGTACAAGAGTACCGACTAAACACGGGCCAGAGTGACCAAAAGGTTACTAAGATGGACGTTAAAGACCTCCAGAACACTGTAGACTCTTTATATAATACTCTAGCGACTTTAGAGGCTAGATGTACCGGAAACGGGACTAAGATAGGGAGACCGGCCTGGTGAAAATATTTGGATATGAAATTAACCTCAATAAGTCAGAAGCTAGTAAAACGATACCCGTAAACGCACTAGAGGATTACGTGGGCGGTGTTGGCGCTGCGTCCTCATGGAGCGGAGAGAAGTTCCTGGGCGGGTTTGGTGTAACAAAAGACTACAGTATAGTGGATTATGAGACGCTACGCGCTCGTTCTAAGCAGCTTTTTACTGAGAACTTATACGCTAGAGGTCTTATTAGAAGACTTATAACCAATGAGATTAACAAAGGTCTAGCGCTAGAAGCTACTCCGGACGCGGATATACTAGGGATTACTAGAGAAGATTTAGCGGTATGGTCTGAGGGTACAGAGCGTAGGTTTAATATCTGGGGTAAATCACAGATAATGTGTGACTATAAGGCCATGGCGACTTTTGGTGCTATACAAAGACAAGCGCGTATGATGGCGATAGTGTCGGGAGACGTTCTAGTTATACTTAGACAAGGGATTACACAGCTCCCTACGGTAGACCTCATCGACGCGGGGCATGTATCTAACCCTAGCAATGACGCGGACCACCGAGCTATAAAGGCACGAGGTAACACAGTAGAGTACGGTGTCGAGTTAGATTCTAGTGGGAACCACGTAGCGTATTATGTACTACAAGATGACGACACTTACAAGAGAGTACCGTCACATGGTACTAAAACCGGACGTAAACAAGCGTGGTTATTATACGGTACTGAAAAACTACTAGATGATGTACGCGGGCAGTCGCTACTAGCCTTAGTAATACAGTCATTAAAAGAAGTAGACAGATATAGAGACTCAGAACAGAGAGCAGCGGTAATTAACTCTATGATAGCTATGTACGTAGCTAAAACAGAGGATAAAATGGGCACACTCCCTCTAACTGCCGGCGCTACGCGTAGAGACACAATAGAAACACAGGACGATTCACAAGGGCGTAAAGAGGTAGAATTTTCCTCTCAAATGCCGGGAATGATGTTACAAGAGCTACAGACCGGAGAGATACCAACTAGTTACGATACTAAGAGACCGAATGTTAACTTCGGCGTATTCGAGGCGTCTATAATCAACGCTATAGCGTGGGCTAATGAAATACCTCCAGAAGTACTGACGCTAGCCTTCGCGAATAATTATTCGGCAAGTAGGGGCGCGGTAAATGAGTTCAAGATGTACCTTGATAGAATCCGCTCGGGTTTTGGAGAGGAGTTTTGTTCCCCTATATACCAAGATTTTTTATTATCGGATGTACTACAGGGGGGTACGAAGGCCGACGGACTTCTATCCGCGTGGAGAGACCCCGCACAGTGGGATAAACTAGGAGCGTGGAACCTAGCGGATTGGGCCGGCGCGATTAAGCCCAGTGTGGACATGCTAAAAGAGGCTAAGGCGTATCAGCTATTAGCCGCTGAGGGATGGATAACTAGGGATAGAGCCGCGCGAGAACTTACGGGGATGAAGTACTCTAAAGTTACGGACCAACTGGCATTAGAAAACGCACAGTTGGTCAAGGCATCACAGCCACTAATAGACGCAGGGCTTATTAAAGATGAGAACCTGGAATCAGACACAGAGGAGACAGAACAATGATTTTATATGCGATGGATTCTGCCTATACAGACCAGTACTTAAGTAAAATGGAGAACGCTACCGCCGAAGACAAGAAGCTAGCAGCGGAACAGTTCGGGGACTCTCCGTCGGAGGGTATCGTATCCCGTAGAAACGGGTCAGATACAGCCACTATAGAAATTAGCGGACCCTTAACCATAGCGGGGCCTAGTCGACTAGCTAAGTTCTTCGGTTTCGGAGGCACGGGATATAATGATATTATATCCGCAGCTAGAACACTAAGAGCGGATGCGTCCATTAAAAGCGTGACTTTAAAAATGAATACTCCGGGCGGTACCGTAGAGGGTATGGACGAAGCTAAGCAAGAGCTCGACCTACTAGCTCTCGATAAAGAGGTCGTCGCAGAGAATCACGGTATGATAGCCTCAGCGGGTTATTATGTTGCTATGTCAGCGAGTAAGATTAAGGCCCTGTCTCCCTTGTCCGTCACGGGGTCTATCGGTGTAGTAGTCGCGGGACTCGACTTCTCGGGGGTCATGGAAGCTAATGGGGTACGTAAAATCAAAATTGTATCTAAAAATGCCCCGGACAAACAAGCCGACCCTACTACGGATAAGGGTCGCGATATAATCCAAGCGCAGATTGACGCTATGGAGAGAGTATTTATAAACACTGTAGCGGAAGGTCGTAACACTACGACCGAGGACGTTATCGCTAATTTCGGGAAGGGTGGAGTATTAATCGCCAACGACCCGGGAGAGGGCATTCCCGACGCGTTATCCGTAGGGATGATAGACAGTGTGATGATGGGAGGACAGCTCGTAGAGTCTGGTAATTCGGAGAGTATAGCAAAAAATGAAGATTTATGCTATAATTCAGCAGAGGCAGACGAAAACGAGCTCCCTTCACATATTAGCGGGGACTCAGTCCCTCAATCAAAAACCGCTCCGAGCGGGGATAATAAGGATAGCATTATGACTATTACTCAGTTACAAGCAGAACACCCGTCGGTATACGCCGAAGCGGTTAAGATAGGGGCAGACTCAGAACGTGGGCGTGTAGAAGCACACATTACTATGGGTGAAGCAGCAGGCGACACTAAGATGGCGCTAGAAAATATTAAAGCGGGCGCGGATTTAACTCCGGCTATTAACGCTAAGTATATGGCGGCAGGAATGAATGCTAACGCAGTAGCGGCTAGAGCGTCGGAAGTTGTAGACGATATCGAGACACAAGCGGGAGCTGACGCGGCACTCGTAGAGAAAGACGTTAACGACAAAGCAGTAGCTAAGACGCTAGCGGGTTTAACAGGGGTTACTTATGAGTAATATCAATATAACAAATAATGACCTAAGCACGGTTATCCTAGTAGACGCAGAGTTCGACGATGGTCTATTAACTTTCGCTGGTGCGGGTACAGTAATCGAGGGGACTATAGTAGCTCGTGATTCAGTATCATTAAAATTCGTACCTTATGTAATCGGCGGCTTAACTAATGAAAATGGTATCCCTAAAGCAGTACTTACGTACGACGTAGTGGCGGCGGGTGCTGGCGATGAAGCTATACGCGCTATGGTTGCTGGACGTGTTCGTGCTGAGAGATTAGTAGTAAACGCTGACGGCGACGCTTCAAACATTACGGACGCTATTTTAGACCAGCTACGTGATTATGGTATTGTTGCACAAAGTGTTACAGAACTTAACATCTTAGATAATCAGTAAGGAGATTAGATATGAGTGATACAACTACAAAGGTAATGCTAGACGCTTACGAGCAAGAAGCAGAGCCGACATTATTCCTATCGGGAATGTTCCAAGCGTTAATGTCTAACTTCCATAATTCGGAAGAGGTAGAAATTGACATCGTTCGTGGCGAGGAAGATATCGCTATTGTTATCCAGGACCTAAGTACAGGTGCTAGATATAACTCAGAAGACCTTTATGCTAATAAAGCGTTTAAGCCGCCAATTTTTAAAGAAGCGGGACCGATTAACGCACACACACTTATTAAGCGTATGCCAGGGCAAGACCCTTTTCAATCGGTAGACTTTCAAGCTAACGCTATTATGCGTGGTATGAAGTTAATGAGAAAACTACAGCGTAAAATTCTACGTGCAATTGAACAGCAGTCTAGCCAAGTGCTTACTACTGGTACGGTTACGTTAACGGACGGAGCTGGTGTAGCACTTTACACTATTAGTTACTCTCCTAAAGCGACGCACTTTCCTACGTCTGCGGTAGCATGGAGTAGTCCTTCATCTACTAAATTAGGGGACATCCAGTCACTAGCTAATGTAATTCGCACAGACGGCCTGGCTAACCCCGATATGTTAATTATGGGTGAAGGTTCTTACGAGCTATTTATTCAAGACGCGGAAGTACTGACTAGATTAGACAACCGTAGAATCGAGGGGAACGGAATCGTACCTATGGATAGAATGGGTAACGGTGGTATTTACCGCGGTACTGTTGAAATAGGTAACTATAAGTATGATATCTGGACTTACGGTGGGAGATATAAAGACCCGGCTACGGGTAACTCTTTACAGTATGTACCAGACGGAAAGGTTATCGTTAGAGCTTCTTCTGGACGTCTTGACGCTACATTCGGCGGTATCCCAGGTATCAGTAACAGACCCGACCCTAGAGTACCTGCGGGACTATTAACTCGTATTAGTTCTCCAAGTAACATGGCTGATATTCAGCTTAACTCATGGATTACAGAGGATGACGAAACTATGATGGTACAAGCGGGAACTCGTCCTCTTATGATACCTACGGCTATTGACACTTACGGGTGTTTAGATACAGGTATATAACCCAGGAGGGTGCAATTATGGCAAGAAAAAACACTGAATTAGTCCAGGACATTTTAGCGATAGACGCTGAGTCGGTAACGGAAGGCCTTAAAAACGCCGAGCTAGAGGAGCTATTAGCTTCTCTTAAAGCAAAGAAACGCGATGCGGAAGTAGGTACCCAAGCGGACGGCGAGCCTACGCCAGAGCCTACGCCAGAGCCTACGCCAGAGCCTACGCCAGAGCCTACGCCAG